AGGAGTGTATTGATATCATTGAACAGAAACCGCCAGGAGCATACCTGGTGCAGATGGCAACAGGCCTCGGCAAGACGAAGACCTTCACGCACTTGCCAAGACACGGTCGTGTTTTGATTTTATCCCACCGGGAGGAGCTAGTCAAGCAGCCCCTGAAGGAATATGACTGCAAAACTGGCGTTGAAATGGCCAAGGAGCACGCCGATCCAGATGCAGAGGTTGTTAGTGCATCTGTTATGTCTATGGCAAAACGCCTAGACAGGTTTAATCCGTACGATTTTGATACAATCATCTGCGACGAATGTCACCATGCAGCCGCCCGCACATACCGGAGCATCTTCGATTACTTTGAGCCACGTATGCTTCTGGGCTTTACAGCTACTCCAAACCGGGGAGACAAGGCAAGACTGGACAATGTGTTTCAGGAGATCATCTTCCAGCGTGATCTTCGGTGGGGCATCAAAAATGGCTATCTTTGCGATATCCATTGCCTACGTGTGGATATCGGATATGATCTCTCCGCAGTACATACCAGGCACGGAGATTATGCCCCCGGAGAACTGGATGAGGCTATGGACGGCACAGCAGACGCTGTTGCAGAAGCATATCAGAAGCATGCTGTTGGAGCTACCCTGGTCTTTGCAGTAAGTATCCACCAGGCAGAAGAGATTGCAAAGCGAATTCCAGGAGCCGTTGTCGTGACCGGCAAAACAGAAAACCGCGCTGATATCATTCGCAGGTTTACAAATCGGGAAATCCCATGCCTGGTCAACGTGATGGTGTTCACGGAAGGGACGGACATGCCTCTGGTTGAAACCGTCATCATTGCCCGTCCCACCCAGTCAGAAAGCCTGTACGCCCAGATGGTGGGTAGAGGGCTAAGGCTGTACCCCGGGAAAGAAAAGCTCACCCTGATCGATTGCGTGGGCGTCACAAAAGGGGCAAGTCTGTGCACAGCACCATCGCTCTTGGGCATTGACCTAAGCAACGTCCCTAAGAAAAAGCAAGATGAGCTCCAGGGGGATCTGTTTGAGCTTCCAATGAAAGCAATGGCTGCAACGGATTGCCCAGAGAGCTGGATCCGGAACGTAGAAATTGTCGACTTGTGGGCCAAAGGCATGTCTTACAACCTGCACGATGTCAATTACTTCAAAATGCCGGATGGGCGCCTGGTCTGCTCCTTGGCAGAAGGAAAGCGTATTACAATTCCGTGCCCTGACAGTTTGGGCATGGTGACTTTATCCGGCGAATTGATACCTTATCAGGCAGCGTTGGACAGGGCGTACAAGGTTCTCAGCGAGCAATATGAGGACTGCCGTGCCCTGTGGGACATCAACCGCGTAAAGGGTTGGGGACGAAATCCGGCTACAGAGAAACAACTCGGCATTATCAGGCGAAGGTACAAGGATTTTGACACAAGCAGATTGACCAAGATGCAGGCTGGGCAGATCCTGAACCGCATTTTTAACGGAAGGAGAGGCACATGAAAATCTATGTCGAACAATCAGCTGACCGGGATGCGATGGTAACAATCTTGGCCAGGAATGGATATACCGTACGCCAAGGCAAAGAAAAGCAAGGCAGCAAATACCTTCGATTTGTGGAGTACTGGAAAGGAGATAGCAATGACAGAGACGCAGGAACAGATTGCTCTGATTAAGTGGACACAGCAGCCGTCTATTCGGCAGAGATATCCGGAGCTGGCGCTTCTGTTCCACGTGCCCAACGAACGCCCTGACAAAGTTCAGGCGTCTATCTTGAAGAAAATGGGCGTCAAGCGTGGTGTGCCTGACTTACTCCTCCCGGTCCCCACTGGCCAGTATCACGGCCTGTTTATCGAAATGAAGACACTGACCGGCCGTATTTCGGATGATCAGCTTTGGTGGATAGAGCATTTAAAAGCAAACGGCTATGCTTGCCACGTATGCCGTGGCTGGAAAGCAGCTTCGGAGGTCCTACTATGGTATCTGGGACAGGAGTGACATTGCCCTACGAAAAAGAGGCAATGCATGGATTAGATATGCCAGATGGACTGGAACAGCCAGATCAACTGATGTTTTTGTGCTTACGGCAGTTGTACGGGCAAAAGCGTGCCGGCCTGATTGAGCGCAATCGGGCTGTCCTGGAAAAGAGTAAGCTGCTGGAAGAGTATCGGGTTGCAAAATTCCGGTATGGCTTGTGGGAGCAGGGGGCGGCGTTGTGGAAACGCATCGAAGCCGCCTCCTCCGAATATCGCAGATCCCCATCTGTCGAGGCGGCGGATAAGCTGCTGGAGGCGATTTATGGGGTGGAAAGGAAGGCAATGAAAAATGGCGCGGCAAAAGACCAGGGCTAAAGCTACTCCAGCACCGCCCAACATCCAATTATCCTTTTTTGCAGAGGGCTATATCTACTGCTGCCCTTTTTGCTGCAGTCCTTTGCCCCCACACAAGGATGCGCCATGTAGGTGCCCGGTGTGTGGGCAGCCGATTAAAACACAGACTGAGAAAGCGAGGTGATAATCATGCCAAAGCCATGGGAAAATGCATCCGGCTATCCGGATCCAACTGCATATCAGGCAATTCAAGCAGTGGACGAGCAAGCTAAACGGGTTGACGGAGTGATACGGGTAATCAAGTACATCATTGGGTTGGCAGGATTTGAGCTGATCTCCAGGATCGAGATTAGGGATCGGAGGACAGGGAGGGAGT